GAGCGCACTTCAAATTGCTTTTTTGGAATTACTGGTAACATAGGTTTTCCTAAATTGGGATAGAATTTCAAGTATTTAAGGGTTTCTATTCCCTAAAACGTAAGGTATAATACTTCCTAAGACGCTTTATTAAATACAATACAAAGCTACTTAACACCCAATTGTATGAAGGAATATATGGCAGATGATGTACTATTGCCAATCAAGCAACGCCAGGAAGCATATATCTTTGACTATCCAGAAGCTGTGGAAATGTCGGATAAGCAAAATGGTGTATTTTGGTTAGCAGATGAAATCGAAGTAGAGAAAGATAAGCAAGACATGCTGGTGCATATGACTCCAGCTGAATACCATGGGACCACCACTGCGTTGAAACTGTTCACCAAATATGAACTGTTCCTCGGTGAAGAATATTGGGGTAATGTCGTTGCAAAACGGTATCCACGCCCTGAGATTGTAAGAATGGCTTCTTCGTTCGCGTTCTTTGAACTCAACGTACATGCGCCATTCTACGCTAAGATCAATGAAGTCCTTGGTCTGGCTACCCTGGAGTTCTACAACTCCTATGTGAACGATCCTGCTCTTCTGGCTCGCATGCAATTTCTGGATAGCATTCTTGAGATGGATGATGAACTCCTGTCTCTTGCAGCATTCAGTATGATGGAAGGCGCGGTACTCTATTCGTCATTTGCATTCCTGAAGCATTTCCAGAGTAACGGAAAGAATAAGCTGTCGAATGTGGTACGAGGTATCAATTTCTCAGTACGCGATGAGAATATCCACGCTGAGGCAGGGGCCTGGTTGTTCCTGAATGTGCTTCGTGAGAAGAAACTGTCTGCAGAAGACTTCACTAAGTTGATTGATAAAATCCACGCGGTGGCTGAGCAGATCAAAGAGCATGAGTTCCGTATCATCGACATGTTCTACGAGAAGGGTGACATTGAAGACTTGAAAAAGGACGATATGAAAACCTTCGTAATGAGCCGTCTAAACCTGTGTTGTGAGAACCTGAACGTTCCTAAGCCATACACTTATGAATCCAATCCTATCGCGGAGTGGTTTTATAAGGGCATTAACAATTTCAAGTTCAATGACTTCTTTGCTGGTATGGGATCAGAGTATAACCGCAAGTGGAAGAAAACAGCATTTGTGTGGAAAGGTAAGGTTGTAAATGAACAAGTATGAACGACTAAGTGCTGAGCGTAAAGATTTACAAGATCAGGGTCATCTGCCTATGTGGTTCTCCACGGGTGGCTGGCAGATGTTTAAAGAGAAGTATCTTTTCGGTACTACAAATCCCCGAGAGCAATATAGGCGGATCGCTAAACAGGCCGCAAGCCATATGCCGGAGGATAAAGAAGGGTGGGAAGAACGCTTCTTCGAGATTCTTTGGAAGGGTTGGCTGAGTCCTTCGACTCCTGTTCTGGCTAATACTGGTACAGATCGAGGTATGTCTGTTTCGTGTTCCGGTGGCTTTGTTGATGATTCGATTGACGGATTCTACTCGTCACTTCATGAAGCAGCAATGCTGACGAAGAATGGGTTTGGAACTTCAGGCTACCTTGGTGATATTCGGCCTCGTGGGTCTGATATCACGAGTGGTGGTAAGGCAAGTGGTGTACTACCTGTCTATGAAGATCACGTAATCATGACTCGTAAGGTCGCACAGGGAACCGCTCGTCGCGGCGCTTGGGCTGGCTATATTGAGGCAGATCACGGTGACTTCCATGAACTGATTCACTTTATCAAAAACAATCCAGATGATTCAAATATCGGCTGGTTGATTGGCGATAAGTATATCGAACGGTTGGATGCTCACGACGCGGATGCGATTGATCGCTTCCAAGAAATGATGCACATGAAGGCGATTCTGGGCAAAGGATACTTTGTATTCCCAGACAAGGCTAACCGCCTGCGCCCTATGGCATACGTGATCAACAATCTGTTCGTCAAAGCAAGTAACCTCTGTTCTGAGATTATGCTCTTCAGCGATGCGATGCACACATTCACTTGTGTTCTGAGCTCTATGAATGCAGCGTTGTATGATGAATGGAAAGATACTGATGCTCCATTTGTTGCGATTGTATTCTTGGATTGTATCGCTGAAGACTTCATCGTACGTGCTCGTAAGGTTCCTGGACTGGCCAAGGCCGTTCGCTTTACAGAAAAGGGTCGTGCGCTGGGATTAGGTGTTTGTGGTTTCCACACTTACCTTCAGTCACATATGATGCCATTTGACAGTCCAGAAGCTGCTTCGTTCAATATGGAATTGTTTAGTCATATCCGTGGACAAGCTGAAGCTGCAACTGCGATGCTGGCAAAGTTGCTTGGTGAGCCTGAATGGTGTAAGGGTCTGGGTCGTAGAAATACGCACTTGATGGCTATTGCTCCTACCAAGTCTACTGCTTTGATTATGGGTGGTGTATCGGAAGGTATCAATCCTGATCCTGCGATGACATTTACTCAGACCACTGCTGTGGGTGAGGTTGACCGTGCGAATCCTGTACTTCTGCGTTTGATGAAAGAACGTGGCGTATATGATGACAAGCATATGCAAGAACTCGTTGACTCCCAAGGTTCCGTCCAGGGTGTTGATTGGCTGAGTAACTTCGAGAAGGAAGTATTCAAGACTGCGTTTGAGATTAACCAACGTGTTATTATTGAGTTGGCTTCTGCTCGCCAAATCTTTATTGATCAAGGCCAGTCTCTGAACCTGTTCTTTAGTGCTGATGAAGACGAAGCCTATATCGCTGAAATCCACGAGTTGGCTTTTAACGATCCTTATATCCTTGCGCTATATTATATGTATAGTAAAGCTGGCGTAACTGCCTCCAAGGGTGAGTGTCTAAGCTGTATGTAAATTTAACCGGGGCTTCGGCCCCGATCTAGGAAACTATGAATACCAAAATCGAACAAATTAAAGAACTGCTGTTGTCCCTGGATGCTAACATGCCGCTGGTGGTTGAAGACCGCCCGGATGGAACAGTCTGGTTGATTGGTCCATATCCATCCTTCGTAATCATGGCTGGCGTGGTTGGTGCACCTGACGGTTACATCGTTAGCGTGAATGCAGATGCCCCACAGGTTATTTTCTACCTGCGTAAAGTCTTTGAGAAGTTCCCAGACCTGGAACACTATGGTCCGTACTGCGAAGATGAAGAAAACAGCACGATCGTCGGTGGGCCTGAAGCCTATGAGATGAAAGACAATATCACTCTGAAGGCTGCTGCTGCAATCTTCAAGCGTCGTAAAGAAGAAAAGGGTGAGCCGATTAATCAACTGATCGTTCCTGAACAGAAGATCACTCTGGATACCAAACTATGATTTCAGTCTATAGCAAACCCAACTGCCCAGCCTGTATCCAGGCTGCAATGATTCTGAAGGCTAAATGTGTTACCCACACCGTACATAAGCTTGATGAAGACTACACGCTGGACTACCTGACTGAAATCCTGGCCGCTGTAGGCCAACCACCTGCTCGTTCCTTTCCTCAGTTCTTCAAGAACGATGATAAGGACTACATCGGTGGCTTCCATGAATTGAAAAACAAACTTTCGCAAGGACTGTTGTAATGGCAACTCTACTCAAATATCAAATGACCTGCGGTGACGAAGAGAAATGCGGTAAGACCTACGTCGTTCTCGTCGATGCTGATGAACCCATCGTCCCCGATACCTGCCCGTTCTGTGGTGAGAAGGCATCGGAGTCTGACGGTGAGTAGGAATAAGCGTGAAGGTCGATACCTGGATCGTCTTTGGTATGCGTACGGCAAGAGAAAAATGACTCGTAAACAACTAAAAGACCTTCAGTACGGCTCGTGTCCTGACTACTTCTAAAATGTTGGCCTAAGTTGTTGTATACCCATAAAAGGATAATACAATGATTTTGGCCGGCATCGACTATAGCTACACCTCTCCAGCAATCTGTATTTATGATACAGATGATAAACTGGAATTCGAGAACTTGAAGTTTTTCAACTATCATGTACCAAAGAAGAAGACATTCCTCGAAGGAGAGTATGGTAAAACGAAAAATATTTTCATCGTGGCTGGTCCGCAGTGGACAACTCAAGAAGAACGTTTTAGGAATATCGCCAATTGGGCAACGGCTATCATATCAGGTCACCTCGTTGAGGGTGTTGTCCTGGAAGGTTATGCTATGGGTTCAAAGGGTGGTATGGTCTTTGATATAGCAGAAAACACCGCGCTCCTAAAGCAGTACCTCGACGAGTGGAAGATACCATTCTTCAAACATGCTCCAACGCTTGTGAAGAAAGAATTCACCGGGAAGGGTAACTCGAAGAAGG